GAGCGCTTGGCTCGCCACCCCATGTGCCTTTTGCTTTCAGCTCCTGCGCGCGCTTCATGCCATTTTGTAAAATTTCTTTGGCGTCGGCGGCGGCTTTTATAAAATCTTTATACGACAGATTAAGGTCCATGCGGTTAATGGCCGCGGTGGCTTTTTTGCCTTCCGCGTCCGTAATAGCGCCACCGCCACGCAACATGTTAAAGGCGTTAAGAAATGCCTCGCCTTTAATCTGATTAACTTGACTTTCAAGCCCGTATGTAGCCGTACCCGCAATTTTCCCCGCAAGATAACTTGGCCCAGTGCTGCCCGCACGACGTTTAAGTTCAGGGTGCGTCATTACATCGTCGATATCTTTAAGCGCCTGCCCAGCGTTAGCGATAGACGCTTCCGCGGTTCCGACGTCTTTGGCTTTAACGCCGGTTTTTTCCTGAATGGCGCGAATAATACCCGCGCGTTTAGCGCCGTATTCAGGGTCGTCTTTTTTAAGCGCCTCAAGATCGGCGTAAAGTTTGCCAATGTCAGATTGCGCTTTGCGCTCGCCGTCTCCGCCTTCACCTTTAATGTTGTTGGCTTTGGCAATTCGATCGTTGTAAATGTCTAGAAGTTCTTGATAATCGGGCGCGTTCTTATCCAACGCCGCGCGCTCTTTGATAAGCGTGCCTACATCCGACAATTTTTTGTCTTTGTCTTTAACCGCGTACACCGCGTCATACGCATCTTTAGCGGACAAATTCATGTGCGCCGCAACCCACTTCTGCGGGTCAGCGGCGTATTCCTGCGCGGCTTTGGCGACCGCTTGCTCTTTGGTCATGCCCATCTGGTCCATCATCTTGCCCAAGACGGGGTTGTCGTACATGGCGGATGTCCACGCAGCAGCTTCCTGCGGTGATGCAATGGTCATCGCCTGCTTGCGAAACGTGTCGTAGTTCTTGTCAAAATTGCCTAATTCAGCGTCTGACGCTTTGTAACCGGCTTCTTTGGTTTTAGCTGTAGCCTCGTCAACGCCAAGATTGGATTTCTTATAGGTGTTTTCAGTTTCTTTCAACGCCATCAGTTTGCGCATAACATCGGGGTTAAGTTTACCCGCTTGCAGCGCGGCGGTAATAGCGTCGTCAAAGTTCCTAGGTTTTGCGTCCATTGTAAGACGGTTGACCGCACCTTCGGTGTAGCCCTGCCCGCCGCCCAACATCCCGACGTCGCTGGCGGCGCCCGGCGCGGTAGATGGCATATAAGACAAATAGTCAGGGTTGCCGGTTTGACCGTAAAGTTTAAGTGCCTGCGCTTCAGCCGCCTTGTCGCGCGCGGCAGCCGCAGCGGCCTGAGCACGTTGCTGGTCCTGATACTGCATATCGCGCTTGGCCTTCATCATATTGAACTGGCCCTGCTGCATCTGCATCTGCATCAACTGCGCGCGAAGCGCGTTCATGCGCCCTTCGTTCGGGTCACCGAAGTCAACGGGTTTAATACCGAGAGGGATGCTTGTGTCTAAACCAGCCATGATGTGAACCTCAAATTAGCTAAACAAAGATGGGTTATAGCCACCGCCGCTAAAGGTGTTAGTATTTTGTAAGTCTGACATAGTGCCAGACCCTACGCCGTTATACCCACTGTTACCGCCATAAGAACTGGAATTAAACATTTTTCCAATATTACCAAACGCGCTGTTCCATGCGTTAGCTTGACCAATTTGACCAGACGCCAACGCATTACCCGCGGCAAGCGCATTGCTGCCTGCGGCTGCACCGTAAGTGCCCGCGGCGTTGCTGGTTGCGTTAGTAGCGGTCTGACCAACCCCCATCAAAGACTGCAACGGCTGCAACTGATTGGCGCGGTTAGTTTGATAACGGTTGAACGCGTTTGCATATTCGTTTGACGCGTAGTCCTGGCCGTAGCGGCCGGCGGCTTTGAGCGCCGCGCCCGAGATCATGCCGCCCCGTGCAGCCGCACTAGCGTCAAGAGCTTTCAGCCCTTCTTTCAAACGAAACGCATAGCCAGGGTCGGCTTGATAGTCGGCCATGCTAAAGTCGCGGGCGTATTTGCCGTAGTCAGGCGAGTTAGGATCAATATTCAAGCCCTGCGGCAGAATGTATTTATCTGTAGTGTTGACGCCTTCTTTTGCATCGGTCGCTTTGTAGTTAGGGTTTTCAACCCCATAAGTTGCGGCGTCCATTGGGTTAAGACCAAGTAGCGTTAACAAACGGTTTTGCGCCGTCAAACCGCCAGCACGGAACGGGGCTTGCAATTCAACTTGTTTATTAAAAATGTCCCGTTGAAGCGCGGTGGATTGCGCGGCGGCGTTAGCCTGCGCGTCGGCGGCTTTGCCTGCGGCGCTAGAAGAAAGTAGCGCACCGCCGATAGAGGCCGCGCCGGCAAAAAGTGCTGAAGCTGAAATACCAAACGCCATGTTTAGCCCCTTAACTGCTGGTACTGTTGTGCGGCAATTTGCCTATTGGCAGCGCCGCCCAACAGCTCATCGGCGGTTGACTCAGTAAGTTCTTCCACCAGTCTATCAACATCCGTTTCGTTTGTCGCGTGGATTGTTGACCACACGGCGTCTTCAATCGCATAAATAGCACGCTTTGCGCCGGTTTGCGAGAGGACAGTTGCAGGCGCCGTTAATTCAACTGCGCCGGTGTCCGTAATGACGCGCACTTTGCCTTTTGACAACATGCTCAAATGACATGTTTTATGCACCGCACCGGTTAACAATACGTTGGCGGGTATAAACATTTCGCGCACATAAACGTTTGGCGCAAAGTGATGCGTTACCGGGCAGTCAACTTGAGGCAACTCGTTAAGCAGTTCTTCGGCTTGCAACACCTTGCGGCGCAGTTCGCCAAAGTCGGACTCTTGCATGGCCTGCCGATAGTCAAGCAGGATTTCATCGCCGTATTCAATATTGCGTAACGCCATAAACACTAGCTCGTCAGGCACGCGCACCATCAAAACGTTAGGGTCGTTGGAGTGATTGGCAAACCGCCCGCCATGCGTACGCTGACCGTTGACTTGTGCCAGACAAACAATCTGCTTTGGCTGAAACCGTTGCCCAGCAAATAGCCCTTGACCATGAACGCTGGAGTCCGAAACAAATACGGGGTCATCCGAATGAACGTAGCCAAAGTCAGCCAACGCCGATATGTCGGCGTCGGTTAGCCCATACTCAGCAAGGAACGCCTCGTAGTCGGTCATGTCAGTTTTCACACTGGGTACGGAACACAAGTCGAGCCGTCATAATAGTACCCGCTCGGCGTCACGTCCGCCGCGCAAGGAACCCAATACAAAGGCGCGGGCTGTGCGGTTTGCACCGTGGACACCGCAGCAATCCGGTAGCCCAGCGTCAATGGCGGCGTGAAGTTGTTGTCATACACTTTGTCGTTAGGTGAGATCAAAGCGTACTGCGCCGGCGGAGGCGGCGGAACATACTGCGCGATCGGACCCCAATCACCCGCAACCAACTGGTTGTAAAGCTCAACACCGTAAGGTTCTGTGTCGTACGACGTCGCCGTAAACGGAAGAAATTCGGTGTTGCCTTCAAACAACACGTCACAGTTAATAGCGTCGCCAATAGCGTTGGCGTAAATCGGGTTCCTAACGTCCAAAACAGTCGGCATGTTATGAAATCCTCACATAAAGTGTAGTACTGCTAGAGCCACCCGCCGTTCGAGCGTACCCCATGCACCGCCAGGTTCCAGATAGAATATACCCTGCGTTTATGCCATCCGCTGCGGCTGGAGCCAGGTTTGCCGCTGCAACAGAGTCGTTGTATGTCGCGCCGCTTGCATTAAAACAAAGCGCATACGAACCAACAGCGTAAGCAGTTGAAGATACGCTAGGCGCCGATGACACCCAATTAGTGCCGTTGCTGGTCAACACGTTGCCCGCCGTGCTTGGGGCTGGCGGCGTAACGGTAAGCGTGCCGGATGTTGTGATGGGGCCGCCGGTAACGGTGAACCCGTACAAACCTGTTGCAGCAACGCTCGTAACGGTTGCGGAACTAGCGTTAATTGTAACCGTGCCTACGCCAGTGGCAGGGCTAATCGTAATGTTGGTGCCCGCAATGATCTTGTTAACCGCGCCGCCGTCTACGACCGAGTTAGCTATAGTGGCGGTCGCGGCGTTTCCGGTAATGTTAATTGGCCAAGTGCCAGTAGCGTTGGAGCCGTCCACATTGGCCGCGGCCCACAAGTTGTCCTGCGTCCAGATTTCAACGTCAGCCGCGGTCTTTAACACAAACTTGTATTTGGCTGCGCTAAACCAGACCGACGCTTCGCCGCGCGAATCAAGGATGATAGGGTTGGTATTGGCGGTCAAACCTGTAATGCTAGTATAAGTTGCCAACGGCGTTGTGGTGCCCGCGGCGTAGGTATAGAGTTTACCACCAACAAGGGGCGACCCGTCATTGGCAAAAAACTGTAGCCGAGGATCGGGGGAAATACTTGCAACCATGTTGGACGCTCCAATTTACCGCATCATACCTTATGACGCCGCACCTTTCAAGACTACAAAGTTAACCACCGGGGCGTCAACTGCCGTGCCGGATTGCGCCCAAAATGCAATACTAAACGTTCCGGCGCCTACCGCGCTGACGTTGAAACTATAATAGTTGGACGCGCCCGATTGCACAGACAAAACTACAACGTCATTTGCAGAAACGGTGGTGTTCGTAACCAGAAACGCGGTGGGTGTTGATGTGCCCGCAGCCGAAAACAGCGTGATGGCGCCGGTTGGGGTGTTACATGTAACGCCGGTCGTGCGGCTACCCGTTTGCGTGACCGCGCCGCCTGCGCCCGCAACATAACCAAACGCCGTAGGCGCGGATGACCACGCAGGCGCGCTGCTTGTTCCTTGCCCGACCAATACTGCGCCTGCGGTTGGCCACGGACCTGTGCCGCCGCGCGCTGTGCTAAGGACGCCAGTCCACCCAGCGGTGATAGTTGTTGAAGCCAACAGTGCGGTGTTAGGATTGCCGGTAAGGGTTAACGTAACGTTAGTATCATTACTGCGCAGCAGCGGCGCGTCGGTGATTGATATCTGGGGGTTTTGTCCATCAGTAATGGCGAGCGGCGGTGCAACGGCGATGCCAAGCGTTGGCTGTTGCGTGCCGTTGCCGGTGATCGTAAACATGTTGAGCAAGAACCGATACCACTGCCGCGAGATAAGCCCCGTTTTTTCGTCAAGAAACGGAACGCGCGGCGGCGTGATGTTGGTGATGTTTGTTGGGCTAGCCATTGGTGCCGCTCATGATCAGTTCCGCGCCAACAATAGAGATTTTGACAGGATCAGTACCAGACACTTCATACACGCGGTCGCGCAGTTGGGTTGTCATGCCAAGGCGGCGCCAAAACGTGCGGTAAGAGAACCCGCCGATCTTACCCATTGACGCCCAGTGTTCGCTGGACCAAGTGTGCCCACCGTCGTCCGACCAGCGCAGCATCACTTGTGGAATGTAACCTGGCGCGGCAGCGTGCTGCGTTGTAACGATATATGACGGCGATGCACCGGTCAGGATCAAACGGTTGCCGTTCTGCGCGGTAAGGTTTTCGCCACCAGCAGACGCGTCATAGGCGTTTAGGCCCACGCCGGTCTCAGCGTCAAGTTGAAGGCTGTGATGCGCTGTGCGCTTAAGGTTGTTGGTGTTGGGCGGCAACGCACGCCACGACCGCAACCACTTTTGAATGGCGCCATTGTCGGAATAGACGTCAAGATCGTAAATATACAAATTGCCGTTGGCGTAATCGCCAAGAACGGTCTGGCTGTTAAACTCAGCCTGACAGTTGGGACGGTAGCGGCTAAAGTCGCCGTCGGACCAGCTTGCACGCTCATGCCACGATTGAGCGGCCACGTCATAGACCCACGTCTTGCCTTCGCTTGGGAACGTCAAAATGTAGAACGAATGGCCGTCTTGCTGGTATGTGTAGGCCACGGCGTCGGAAATATTGCCGTAGTTTTGAATTTGCCATTCAATAGCGTGCGTTGATACGCGAACGCCGCTGTAGCCGTTAGCGCGGTAAACGATCCCGCGCCCGCGGGTGTCAGCGCCCAGCCAGAACAGCGCGTTGTCGAGCTTGGCCACCGAGAAGGTTGCGGCGCAGCCCAGCTCGTTAAACGCGCCTTGGATGCGGGCTAATGGAAAGTCTGCGTTGCCGGCGTCGTACCATACTTCAATAGAGTTGGTTCCAAACACCCACAACTCGCGGTGATCGACCATCGTAGACACAATGCCGTCGGGCGCGCCTTCGGCACTGGCAAATGACAATGGGTCGATCTGCGTGCCATCAAGGATTTCCGACACCCAGATAAGCTGCGAGTTTGGCTGGTTGAATACGAAATAGCCATCCAAATAGCTAACCGTTGACGCGCCGGGAAAATCTTCGTCGGTGATCTGCGCGAACGCATTGGTCGTAATGTTGTAAATGTAGCTTGGCCCGTTGCATGCAATGAACAACTGCGTGCCGTTGTCCGCCATTGACACCTGACCAGTGCCAGACACGTTGCCAATTAGCACCGCGTTCCACGAAGTGTCGATTTTGTAAACTTCGACGCCGCACACGGCAAACAGATAGCCGCCGTAAGACCACAGCCCGCGCACGGGGTTTGGCCCAAGATACGCGACTTTGGTTAGCCCAGGCGCGCGGTTGAGAAACCCACCTGTTTGCCCCTCGCCGGGGACGGCTTCTGGAAACAAATTGACCATGCGGCTGTCAGCAGCGTTAACGCTGCGGGCAACATAGCTCTGGCCAAGGATTGGTGTTTTCATCAGTAGCTCGGATACCATTTAGCGGTTGCGGAGTCGTAAGCCATAACAAGCACCTTGTTCGGTACCGCGGTAGAGCCAAGC